GAAAAAACAGTGGCCCCTCATCTCATCACCAAGCCAGTCTACACACTTCGCATTGACCAACATCTCAACGCCACCATGCTGCGAGGGCGAATGTGGGGCGTGAAGGTCTCCCCCCACGACAATGCCATCGTCGAACTGCCGCCGGGTGATCCCGCCCTGTCCCATGCCGACGAAAGCAAGGTGCAGCTCTTGCTCCAGTATGCCGGGACCCAGCAATATACGACTGTGCTCGGCGTCACCATGACCGTGCCGTTCTATCGCGGCGTCTCCGCCCCGGGCCCCCTGCGTATTGTCGGACCCATCGATCCGCCCCTGGCCACCGTTGAAGACATCGCCCGCACCATTTACGTACGCGGCCTGGCCAATGACCTGGCGGCCGGCTGGATCGCACCAGAGCCCAACTGCCCCGTCTGCAAAGGCACGGGCTGGATTCCCTGCCGGATCTGCTCTGGACAAGGTCATTTTGAAGTCAAGTCGCCCGGCAGCCGCCGCGGCCGCAAACTCGCATGTCCCGTCGAATGCCATGAAGGCAAGCTCGTCTGCCCCCGTTGTATCCTGCAGGAGAAGCCGCCGTATCGAGCCGAGATACGCGAGCAATACCTTAAACGCTGGAGCGACCACGAAAAAAAACCCGAGCGACGGCGGCGGCCACGCACAGAGAGGCGACGGCAGACGCCCCCGGCCGAACGCGGCGAGGACCTTTGAGGCGATCCAGGCGGACGCGGTCAGGGCTGGTCGAAGAAGTCGCGGGGGCTCTCCCATGCTCGGGCCAGGGTCCAATCGTCGGGACAACGTAGCTTGATCAGTATGGCTCATAGCCGCAGACGATGAATCCCGGTTTGTCGGGCCACGTTTCCAACGCATACGTCGCGTAATTGGGACGGGCCTGCTGCGCCCCCAACTTAAGATCCAACGTCCAGCTGAACACGCCACTGCGTGTGTAAGCCACCACAGGCCCAGACACCCCCTCCAAATATGTCTCACCACTCGACCCAACACAGATAGCATCATTTGCGTCGACTGCCACATTCGTCAACCACCCACCACCCGCCCCCTTCGTCCATCGCGTGTTCGACAAATTCGACCCGCTCAACGCCCACAAAGCCACCGCCCCGTCATCGCTGCGACCCACAACATAGACATCCCCGACCGAATCAATCGCTATCCCATAGGCATACTGTGCGGCCAGATCCGCCCCATCCTGATAGACACCGCTGCTGTCGATCCGCTGGATGGCCCGATCATTACTACTGGCATCCTTCAGAGACGCACCACAAATAAAGACGCCATTCGCGCCAGCCCTGACTCCGTAGGCTTGGCTTTGGCCGTCATAAGACCACAGCACCGAGCCATTCCTGTCGAGTTTCCATAGGCACGCCGTTGTCCCGCCACTGCCGGCCCAATCGTTAGTGCGGGTGCCAACAACATACAGATTACCGAACGCGTCGACATCACACGCCCAGGCTGTGTGGCCTGTATCAAACGTCCACAACAGATCCCCGGTGTTCGCATCAATGGCCCAAACGGATTTCAGCGTATTATCCGGCAGTGTCTCCTGCAACGCACTGAGGTAGAGGCGATCGAACACTGGATCATAGACCATCTGCCGATACGGATATGCCGCCGGCACCCAGGCGAATCTATGCCGCCACAGAACCCGGCTGCCATCGGCCGACCACTTGCTCAACTGCCAATACGGCTCGGCTGCAGCCATATGGGCTCCGTACGTGTACAGATCCCCATCGCCGTCCACCGCGACACCATGCACGCGGAAATAATTGCCCTTTTCCCAATATGGGCCCGTCGGCAGCATATTCGCCGTAACCGCTCCGGCCGAACTAACGCAACGCAAACCATATGTAGTACTTCCATTCATCCCCCCGCCGCCCGAGGCCACCACCCGCCGCCGGTGAAGGGGCCGCTGGAGCCGCTCGACCTTGCGGACGGTGTTGCGGATCTGGCGGGCCCCCGCCTCGTCGATAATGTACCGTTTACTCATGGTCAGGCCGCCGTGTAGGTGATGACGCCGCTGGTCTGGATGGGCTGGATCTTGTTGGTGAGCGTCACGACGTTCGGATTGAACTTGATGACGCCGCCGGGGTCGACCTTGGGCGTACTGACGGTCCGCGACGCCGAGGAGCGGCTGAAGTCGGCCGTGCCGCCGTAGACGTTGAGGTTTGTCACTGTGCCGGTGCTGTTGCCCGTAAAGGTCCCGCCGTGGACGTTGGCCGTGGTGACCGCGCCCGTGCCAACCGTCTCGACCGTGCCGGCCCGCTGGGTGATCGTCGTCGCCGCGCAGCGAAGCAGCGTCTCGCCGCCGGCGGTGTCCAGCGTGGTGAGCGTGACGCCCTCGCCGACAAAGACATCGGCGTCGGAGGCTACATTGGTGGCGTAACTGACGGTAATGGTCGAGACCGTCGCCGTCTCGCCGGCCTCCCAGCCAACACCCACTGTGCCCTTGGTGACCTCGATGGTGGTCGAGGCCGAATTGGCCAGCAGCCGCACCGCCGGCTTGCCCGTATCGGCGGCCGTGCCGCTGTCGTCGACGACAATGTCGCAGGCGGTGGAACCGGTGTCGATCTTGACCCGGCCGGAACCGCTGACCGTGCCCGAACCGTAGTGGTAGCCGATGTTGAGTTTGGCCGTCTTGATCTGCAGATAGTCGCCGGCGAAGCCGTCGGCGCCGTCCGGGCCGATCTTGCCGGTAAACGACTTGGAGATATTGAGACTGGCCAGGGCGTTGGCGATGCCCGACTGGTCCAGGCCGTAAATGATCTCGTCGGTAGCGTCCTCGATATAGACGTCTTGATCAGCAGCCCCGCCCGGCACGGCCCCGCCCGACCAGTTATCGGCGCAGGACCAGTCTTTGGGCCCGCTGTTGGCGGTCTCGGCCGCTCTAGTCAGAGTCTGATCGTCCGTGGCCCCGCCGTTGGTGGCGCTGGAGGCGACAGAAAACGCCTCGCCCGCCGTGTCGGCCGTCAAGGTCAGGTAGGTGGTCTCGTCCGCCGCCGTGATCGGCGTGCAGAGGGCATTCGTCTCGGCGTTCCAGGCGGCCACCAGCCCCGCCGTCACATTGGCCACCGTGGCCGCCGTGGCGGTAAAACTCACACTGTGCGACCTGCCGTCCGGGTCGGTAATCGTCAGCGTAAAGACATCGTCGACCTCGACATTGGCCGGCGTAAACTTGTCCACCTGGGCGACGGCCGCCGCCTCACCTGTCCATCGGATGGTTGCCATAATGCTTACCTCATCTCATCTTGCTAGCCCAGACCGAACAGGGCGAACGGTTGACTTTTGTACTTGTTTGATTCCAGATAGACCGGCGGCTGCCCGGCCGCCAACCGCTCGCCGTTGCCATCGAGCAGCACCGGCTGCGTCAAGAGGTTGCCATCCTCGTCCTTGAGCTGCTGATAGGTGGTGTTGCCGTCATCGTCCGTGCCGGTCTTGATGCGATAGCCCTGATCCAACAGCCGCCGCTTCCACCCGTCAGCCCGGGCCGCGAACTCCAGCGAGACCTTGTAATACTCCAGATTGGCCACGCGGTCGGGCGTACCAGAAAATCGCGTGCAGCGCACCGTGGCGGGTGAGAATATCCCGTAAAAGAAGACGTCCGAATTGATCGCGTTGATGTACTGCGCGGCCTGGAGGGCGTCAAACGAGCCCCAGTTGACCTCCACGGCCATGACCAGATCGTAGACCTCATCCGACGGCGGCGGATCGAACGGCTCGTCCGCACTGTTGAGCAAGGCGTTACCGTCGGCGTCCTGCTCGACCGGCTCGGTGGACTGGACGAAATCATAGCTGATAACAGCCGGCTGGCTCAGCGGGTCCGGCACGTACTTGAAATGGACCGTCACCTTCCATAGGCACGACGAGACATACTCGACCGACTTTTCCACGCAATACCACCAGGGATTATACGGGTGCGATTCATAGGCGGCGGGAATGCGATCGGGCAGGCTCGCCGTCGTATCGAGGGCCATCAGCGGCCGCAGCCGGATATCGTCGGCCTGGTCGAACTCGACATAATACTCCTCCGGCGCGGAGCCCTCCTCCGTGGCGATCGCCGCCGCCAGGGTCCGGTTGTCGCGATAGATGCTGACAATACTCATCCTGCTCTATGCCCTCGGCAACATGGCCAGTGTGTTGCGTCCCATAACGGTATCCGCCTTCGTATCCCGCTGCTGCCGCCGCAAAAGTGCCACCTGCTCCTGCTGGAGCTTGAGGCTCTCCCGCGCCAGTTTCGTCTGCTCGATCTGCGCCGCCACGCCCGGATCCTGCCGCGCCGCCGTCGTGCCCAGAAACCGCGACTCCGTCGCCGCCAGCGACCGCCCACCGCCGCCCGCTAGCGCACCGCCGCCGCCGCCCGCACCCGCGCCGCCCGTGGCCCGCTCGGCCAGGGCCGCCGCATCGAAACCCCCTTGATCGGGAAACAGGGCCGCCGACATCTTCTCACCGAGCGTCTCCTCCAGATCCCCGATCTCTCGATTCAAGGCTCGCTCGGTATTGCTCAATTCCCTTGCGGCGATCTTAGGCATTTCTTTTAAGTGCGATTCATAATCGCCCATTAAATCGGACCATTCAAAATGCCATCCCTTGCCTTTGATTGCATCCCATACGGCGACAAAAAAGTTTTTTATATTCCGCCCCATGTTTAGAAAGTAGGACTTAAAAAAACTTCCTATATTCAGAAATACATCCTTCCAGTTCCGTCCGAACCAAGCCAGTAGATCGGGGATGGTTTTGCCAAAGAAATGCTTGATGCTCTCCCAAAAGCCAATGAGCGACAACTCGGCTTTTTTGAAGGTTATACTGAAGACCGTCCGCCAATTCTGAATTCCAACCATCGCCACCTTGAAATACTCAATAAGGTTGGGCAGCACGCCCGCCAGGGCCCCGCCGACCATCTCCTTGAAATCGCCCCAGGCATTGGACAGCTGGGCCATGGCCCCGGTGTAGGTGTCGGTCTCGCCCTGGGCCAGCTTGAAATCTTGAGCCCCCCGCCGCAGGACCTCCTGGAACTTCTCCTGGGCGGTGGCGCCCTCGGCGAACTTGACGCCGTAGCGGGTGAAGGTGGAGGTATCGCCCGCCGCCGCTCGCGAGACCAGCCGCATGGCCGTCTGCACGTCAATTTCCAGGGACTTGCTCAGGCCGATGGCCGCCACCGTCGCCGCCTGGAGCGAGTCGCCGCTGAGCTTGCCGATGGTGGCCCCCAGCTTCATCAGGCCTGGCGTCGTCTCATCGCCGACCGTACTCATCCCCTGGAGCTGGCTGGCGAACGCCTCCATCTGCTTGAGTTCGGAGCGGGCCCCCAACTGCTCGAGCGCATCGCCGAGGCCCTTGACCGCCTTTTCCTGGACGCCGAAGGCCGCCAGCGATTCCGAGGCAAAGTTCTTAATGGCCCGCGCCCCGAAATAGACCCCGGCCGCCATGGCCGCCTTCTTGAGCATGGAGCCCATCCCGCCGGCGGCGCGGCCGACGTGGCCAAACTTCTTGGACGCCTGGTCCCTCGCCTTAATCAGCACTCGCACGTTGTTGTCAGCCATGGCACTTCATCCCTTTCTTCCAGTACGCCTGCTCCCGCCAGATACAGCGGCAGGCATCGACGAATACGACCAGCTGATCGAGGGCCCCTCCCGCCATGGGCGGGATGCCTTTCTCGTACAGCTCGGCGTATTCGATCATCAGCCACACCTCATCGTCAATTTCTTTGAGCGGGCATTGCCTAATCGCGATCCGGCCCGCCTGGCATTCCGAGCAGCCCTTGCCCTCACAGACCGTGCACTGCAACTCCAGCGGCTCTAGCTCGCTGGGCTCGTCGCGGCACTGTTCGAGGCCGCGGCACTGACTGCAGACGGCTCCGTACTGGAGGCCGACGGCGAGTCGGATTTTTTTTTATCCTCCGCTGTGATTCGCGTGTTGACGATCCGCGCGATCAGCTCGCACGCCTCGACCGGCCCGACAATGGCCCGAAGCGCTTCGGCCCCAGCGGCAAACGGAATCTCCCGGGGCGGCTCGCACCGCTCGTCCACCATGTGCTTCCAACCCACCAGGCCGGTGCAGGCCGCTTCGTAAATCGTCGCCGAGCCTTCCCGCGCATCGCCCGCCTGCTCCAGGCCATCGCGCAGCTCACAGACCGCCAGCCACTCATCGCCCGTCAGATAGCGATAGACAAACGTGGGCCGCTGGGCCTCCGGTCTGCCTTCGTCCGACGCCAACACCACCTCGAACCGACTACGCTTGCTCAACGCCATAGGCATGTTTCTTCGATCCTTTCTGCCGTTTCTTGTCCTGCTGGACGGCCAGCAGGTACGCATCCTGCGTCGGCTGGTCCAGCTTCTGCCAGATCCTCAAGATCTCCTCATCCGAGGCGTCCTCGAACCCGCCGCGGTGCTTCTGGATCGCCTCGCGTATGACCTGCAACCCCATAACAACACCTCCCGTTCTTAGGCCGTCGTCACGGCAATCGAATACTCATCATCGCCGCTGTTGCCCAGCAGCTGGGCCATGTATTCGTAAATGGCGATGCCTTCCCGATCGCCTTCCTTGCCCGGCTCCTTCTGCTGGACCTTCGGCGCGGTGATCGTGATGGCCTTGCCCGCCCCCGACCCGATGGCCAGCGACAGGGCCGCCGTGGTCAGGGCCTGGCGGATCCCGTCGAAGTCGTAGCCGGCGATCTTGTCCCATTCCGGATCGAAACTGAACGTGGGGTCCCGGTCGGCAATGCAGTAGTGATCCGCGCCGGGCCGGTAGGTGACCTGGTTGGCGAAGTCCAATTCGAACTTGTTGAACTTGAAGGCGTTGCTGGCCAGCGTCACCGCACCGGAGCCCATCAGCGGCGGCGTGGTCGTGCCGGGCGAATAGGTCGGCAGGGCCGCATCGGCGGGGGCCTTGAACATGCCGGCCATCTCTAATTCCAGCATGACGCGCTGGCCCCACTCACCGGAGATCTTGCAGGTGCCCGCCGCCCCGTAGAGCACTTTGAGCGTACCGTCGAGATAACTACGAATCGTCGCCGTCTTCTGGCTCGAAATAGTCGAGGTCGGCGTGTACGTTTCGGACGTGTTGACCAGCCCGCACGCCTGGAGCAGGGCGGAGATCGCCGCATCCATGGCGTTGGAGCCGTTGCCCCGCAGCTCCGCCGAGCAGGAGAAGACCCCCAGCTCTTCCGAGAACATCCCCGGCGTCATGTGGCCCAAAAACTTTGAGGTGCCCTTGCGTTCGATCCATTCGGCCGCCGATTCCAGCTTGGGATCGAAACAGAGCAGGTCCGACAGCCCCGTCGTTTCTTCCGTGCCCTTGGTCGTCTCCACCTTGACCTGCACAACCCGCTTGCGGCTGAGTAAGGGTGCTTGCAATGCCATGATCTATCTCCTGTTTAGGCTTGTGTGTAGGGATCATCCTGGTCCGTACGGTAGTGGACATCCAACCGCACGACCACGCCGGTCTTGCCCGGCCCTTCTTTGAACTCCGCCGCCGGCTGAATGATCGTATCAATCGCGTAGCCGCCCCGGGTGCGGTCCTCGCAGAGCTTCTTAATCAGGTCGGCCTTGACCTGGTTGAGTCGCGTGTCGATGGACGTGGCGGCGTCGTCCGAGTCGATGACATAAACCACCAGGGCGAATTCCTGCCGGTAGTCGACCACCGAGACCGGCTGCTCGCCGACCAGATCCTCATCCAGCTGCTTGACGAGCACCACGCCATCCTCCGCCACCGTCGACTCGAAGTCCCGCCGTCTGGGCCGCAGGGCCGTCAGGTCCTGATTGAACCCGTTGGCCTCCGTAATCGCGTTGACGGCCGCCTCGATGTCGAGGGCGATATTTTCCACCACCGGCACACTCATCGTCCGCTCCTCTTTTTGAGGACGTAATCAATCTGTGACCTGACCTGTTTGTGCAACTCGCTCTGACTGGCCCGCAGAATGTCCTTGAGGGTCCGCGGGCTCGCTTTCACCAGCGTCGGCACCGACGGGCCAAACCGTTCCCGAATCGGCAGCCGCTCATCCGTCGTGCGTGTGAAGACGCCTCTGTGACCGGTCGGCATCGTGGCGATAAAGGCCGACGGAATCATCTGGCGGCCCTCGGCCTTGGCCAGCATGTACGAGACGCCCCGCTTGGTCTGGCGGGCGCCAAAGCCAATCAGCGGCACGGCCCGGCCCCAGATTGTTAAAGACCCCTGCCAGCGTTTGTGATTGGCCTTCGAGATGGCCACCTGACGGCGGATCTGTTTCTGCTTGACCTTGATATCCTGGGCAATCCGCTTGGCCGCCTTGCCCTTGGCCGACCGCAGCGTCCGGTTAATGGACCGGCTCATGACGCCGGGAATCTCCTTGGGCACGGCGGCCAGCAGACGCTCGACCCGCGCCAGATCCCCCTTGTTCACCTTGAGATCGACATGCACCGCCATGATTAACCCAGCTCCAGATACAACATGCAGGGGTCCTCTTCGATCACCCGGCGAATGGGCCGCGCCGTCATGGAGCCGCCCACCTCCACCGCCACGTTCAACTTATCGCCGCCCGTGTCCAATTCGTCCCGACTGATCCCGACCGTATCGCTATTGGCCACCCACACCTTGAGCACCGGACCGCTGCCGTAACCGCTATCGGGATCCGTCTGGTAGCCCTCCCGCTCGACCATGGCGTAGATCGTGCGGGCGGC